TTGATCCTAATATCGTAGCCCAAGTATCTTGGACAGCAAAAAAGTCATTCATTGAGAGATGGATAAGAAAGAATACAAAATGGCCGAATGTTGACATGTCAAAATGTAAATCAAAAAGATTACTAACAGCATATGAGAGGAATCTCCAACCTGAATCTGTAGATTTGGACATCTACGGTAAACTTGAGATGTCAGATTTTGCTTATGTAGAGATATGTAAGAACAAGGAATTTGAATATTATTTAGATAGTAATCAACTAATTAAAGACCGAACAATAACTCAGAGGAGATCTCAAATATTAAATCAGGCTTCTGGAGCAGAGAAAATTACAGCTAGAGAGTATATGGAAAGAACCAAATTACTAATAAGTCACTTCATGGACCAAGATTCTCAATATAAGCAAACACAATATCTTAATGATTTTTCGAATATCAAGAAAGATCCTGACACATGGGAGATGTTACAAGAATACTTGGTTATTAGAGTAGTACCGAAAGAGAAAGAAAATAAAGTTAATGCACGAAACTTTGCTTGTAATACACCTGAGAATAGAAATTTAATATTAAGAAGAGAATATAATGTAGCCGAAATAGCAAAGGAGTATTTCGAAGAGGAAGCTATGACTTGTTCAGAATTAGATCTCTCAAAGAAACTAATTGCATTAAGACATCTATCAAGATGTTTTCCTGGACACGAACCAATTACTATAAGCCTTGATGCTTCATCTTGGTGTGCTGGATGGCGTCCATTTCCCTTACAACCTATTATGGATATACTGGATAGAATTTTTGATGTCGATATTTATGCTCCTTCACATGAATTTTTCAGTCATGTAATGTACTATCTCAGCGATAACGAGTATACGTATCTATGGCAAGGAATGGCAGGAGGTCTAGAAGGTCTTTTACAATACACCTGGGTTATAGCATACATAATGCAGATAACTTCGGCTATGAATAAGTTAGGATATATATACAAGTTACTAGTAAAAGGTGATGATGTTAGAATTACAGTTTTAGTAAATCAGGAAGATTTAAAGACTCGTACTATTGAAAACCATAGAGTATTTATTGTAAAATATCTTCAAGATTATCTAGGAAAATTAGGTCATACTATCAAGTTGGAAGATAGTTACTCATCATTCAATTTTCTATCATTTTCTAAACAAGCGTCAATTGGAGATGTAGAACTGCCTCAAACATTCAGGAAATGTCAGAAAGCATATGGAGCTAATAATGCTGCGATAAAAACAGTAGATTCATACATTGGAGCGTCATTCAGTAATTGCCATGCTTCAGCACGAGCAGGTATAGATTTCATTAGCCCATATACATTATCTTTAATATGGTCTATGATTTACCTAAAACGTAGTCCTTGGTATCAAGATC